CTGAAGATATAGTACAAGAGATGTACTTACGTCTGTATAAATACACCACATGGGATAAGATAGTAAAAGACGGAGAAGTAAATAAAGGTTTTATTTGGTTTGTACTACGTAACATTTATGTAGATTTCTGTAAGCAGAAGAGCCGTATTGATAAGGTAGACTTGAATGAAGCTATTTATGTAAATGAAGAAGCTGCTGAACGTACTGAGTTTGTAGCAAAAAACGAACTATACTTAAAGATAGATGCTGAGATAGAAAGCTGGCACTGGTACGATACTATGTTATTTAAGTTATATAGAGATTCAGGTAAGTCTATGCGTGAACTTGAAACGGAAACCACGATTAGTCTAACGTCAATATTTCACACTATTAAACATTGTAAGCAACGATTAAAGGAAGCGGTAGGAGAAGACTACGAGGATTACAGGAATGGAGATTATGAGTTATTATAATATGGATAACGAATACTATAGTAAAGAGGGAGCCCGAGAATTAATAGCCTACTTACGCAGAGAGATAGACAATATTCTACGTGAGCATAATGAGTTATTAGATAAACACGAAGCCCTACAAGAAGAGTTTAACCAACTAAAAGAAAGATATATTAATTTAGCACGATGAAGACAATAAAAGCGTATTTAGAGAATCAAAAGGAGTTAGCCTACGTTGGGTATGCAAACAGCCTACAGAAAGAGAATGTAAACCTATTAGAAAGCAAACATTTTTTAGAAAGAATAGTACATTTAGAATTATTGATTAAAGAATTAGGAAATGGAAAAGAAAAGAAGGGGTAGAAGAAAGTCTGAAGTAGTTACCGAAGTGGTAGACCTATTAAAAGACGAAGCGAAAGAATTAGTAAATGACATCAAAGAAGATGTTAAGGAAGAGATTCGTGAACACGCTAAAGGATTAGGAGATAGCTTAGAGAAGGTATTTAAGAAGACTGGAATAGATAAAGTAGCTAAATGGATATTAGGAGAGGACTGCGGATGTGATAAACGCAAGGAGAAGCTTAATAAGATATTTCCGTACAGAAAGATTAACTGCCTAACGGAAGACGAACACGGAATCCTTGAGACATTCTTTAACAAAAACACGGCAGAAATTAGCCCATCTGATCAACACGCATTACTTAAAGTTTACAATAGAGTATTGAATGTAAGACAAGAACCTACTTCGTGTAGTTCATGCTGGAGAGATATAGTGAACCAATTGAAAAGAATCTACAAAGAGTACGACGATGCCAATTCCTAAACCTACAGCTTCCGAAACAGAGAAAGAATTTATTAAGCGTTGCATGGGTGACGATATTATGGTTAGTGAGTACACAGACATAGATCAAAGATTCTCTGTTTGTGTATCAAGTTTTAACGAAAACACGAACGATGTTAAAGCAGCCGAACAAAATACAGGTGATAACTAATTACTACATAGTGATTATTAACCCCGAGTTACATTTAAAAACATGGAATGCAATAAAGCTAATGTTAGAAGTAGCAGAAGCCGAATATACTCTGTACTATGATTACGACATCGACTTAGTACACATGGAAGAGATAAGCAAAGAAGACTTTGAAGTGTATAACTATTCATTGAACTAAAACACGGAACAAATGGGAAGACCTAATAAGATACACAGCCCTGAACATCTATGGGAGTTATTCCAAGCGTATAAGAAAAACACGAAAGAGAATCCTTTTATTGTAAAAGACTATGTAGGTAAAGATGCTGAAATGGTATATAGAGAGAAAGAAAGACCTCTAACAATAGAAGGCTTCGAAAACTATTGTGCAGACCAAGAAATAATAGGAGACTTGAGCCATTACTTTGCTAATACGAGAGGAAGATATAAACGCTTTTTAACCATCTGTTCACGTATACGTAGAGAAGTACGCTCAGATCAAATCGAAGGTGGCATGGCAGGTATGTACAATCCATCTATCACACAGCGTTTAAACAACCTTGTAGAAAAGACACAGACTACAATAGTAGAACAGCCGTTGTTTAACCTGGAATCAGAGGAAGAGGAAACTGAAGATTAATTTATGTTCACGGTAACGACATCTATAAAGAAGATACTCGCTTTAAAAAAACGGATTAAGATTATTCAGGGCGGAACATCAGCAGGTAAGACGTTTGGTATTCTGCCGATACTCATAGATAAAGCAGCAAGGTATTCAGGACTTGAAATAAGCGTAGTAGCTGAAACAATACCACACTTGCGTAGGGGTGCTTTAAAAGACTTTCTAAAGATAATGAAGTGGACAGGTCGATATAATGACGAACACTTTAACAAGTCTCTTCTACGCTATGAATTTGGCAACGGAAGTATAATAGAGTTCTTTAGTGCTGACGATTCATCTAAGCTTCGTGGAGCGAGACGTGATGTGCTTTACATAAACGAGTGTAACAATGTTACATTTGAAGCATATAACGAGTTAGCTATCCGTACAAAGAAAGAGGTTTATTTAGACTTTAACCCTGCAAATGAGTTTTGGGTACATACTGAACTGAAAGACGAACCTGATTCAGATTTCATAATTCTTACATACAAGGATAACGAAGCATTAGATCAATCCATAATAGACCAAATAGAAAAGAACAAGGAAAAGGCGAGAACATCTGAGTACTGGCGTAATTGGTGGAATGTTTACGGACTTGGATTAGTAGGAAGTCTTGAAGGTGTAGTTTTTAACAATTGGAAGTTAATAGACACTATACCACCTGAAGCAAGGTTGATAGGAATAGGATTAGACTTTGGTTATTCAGTTGATCCTACAGCTATCGTTCAAGTGTATACATACAACGGTCAGAGAATAGTTAAAGAGTTAGCCTATAGAACAGGGATGCTAAACACGGACATAGCAAGAGAATTGACTAAAAACGTTCCTGTGTATGCTGATAGCGCAGAACCGAAAAGCATTGAAGAGATACGCAGACACGGAATAACGATTAAAGGAGTAACAAAAGGTAAGGACTCTATCAACTACGGTATAGATGTTATGCAAAGACAAGATTACTTAGTAACGTCTGACAGCACTAACCTCATCAAAGAGTTACGTTCGTATTGTTGGGATACTGGTAAGACAGGAGTAAGGTTGAATAAACCAGCAGGTGGAAACGATCACATTATAGATGCGCTACGTTACCACGAGATGGAAACATTAGGATTAAATACAAGCTATGGAACATACGCCATCCGTTGAGGAAATGATAGCAGTAGTACAAGAGTACATAAAGGAGCGCAAAGGAGTTAATGTTCGTATAATCTTTAACAACCCTATGAGCCTTAGAAAGCATTTGATAATGCTAAATGAAGCGTATAACCATGTAATGAACTACAGAAACACGAAATAAAAGTTTTAATACTATGAAGTTAGAATTGTTAATACCAACAAGTTTAGACGAGATACCACTAAAGCACTACCAAGAGTTCAAAAGAACTGCTGATGGTTCAAACGATGCTGAATTTATCTCTGAAAAGATGATTCAGTTATTCTGTGGTATCGAACTAAAAGACGTAGTGAAGATAAAAGCTACAGACCTAACAGATATGGTTGAACACTTCAATAAATTGTTTTCAGTTAAGCAACCATTTAGAAACAGATTTAAGATAGGAGAGATAGAGTTTGGGTTCATTCCAGATTTAGAAAATATCAGCTGGGGTGAGTACATAGATGCAGAGAAGTATTTGAGCAGTTGGGAAAATATGCACAAAGCTATGGCTGTGCTTTACAGACCTATCGTAAAGAAAGACGGAGACAAGTACGAGATTATGGAGTACAGCGGATCAGCTGAATATTCAGAGTTAATGAAGTTTACTCCTGTAAGTATTGCATTAGGTGCTTCGCTTTTTTTTTGGACTTTAGGAATAGAATTACTGGAAGCTTTAGCGGACTATTTGGAGAAGGAGACGAAGAAGATGAGCAAAACGACTACTCGGAACAAACGCAATTTGGAAAACAATGGGGATGGTATCAATCAATCTATGCAGCAGCTAAAGGAAACATTCTCGAGTTTGACAGAGTCACTAAGCAACCCCTTATAAAAGCGTTAACTTTTTTAACCTTTGAGAAGCAAAAGACGGAAATAGAAATAAGACAGATTAAAAAGCAACAGCAAAAATGGTAGGATTTTATAGCGTAATAGATAACTTAAAAACGGAACTGATAGCAAGCCCGTTCGTAAACACGGTAACTGAAGGAAGCATCTTTGAAGTAGACCTGAATAAGCAGACTATATTCCCTTTGTCTCACATTATGGTAAATAATGTAAACATTGAAGAGAATGTGCTACGTTTTAACATCAGCGTAATAGCAATGGATATAGTAGACGTTAGCAAGACGGAAACTACAGATATGTTTAAAGGCAACGATAATGAACAAGACGTACTAAATACTCAGTTAGCCGTATGTCAACGATTAGCAGCAAGTTTATTTAATGGCAGCCTATCAACTGACGAATATCAATTAGACGGAACGCCAAGCTGTGAACCATTCACGGAGAGATTTGAGAACCTACTTGCTGGATGGACTATGACGTTTGATATTATAGTGCCTAACGAAATGAGCATCTGCTAATGCAAAAAGACGAAGTACAAAAGGCTTTAGATAGATTTAGAGACCATGTAATAAGGCAGGCTAAGTCTAACCTTACACGCATGGGTAAGAACTCATCTAAAAAGCTGTACAACTCAATTAAAGGAAATGTTAAAGCAATGCCTAACTCTATCAGTATGGAGTTTAGCATGGAAGAGTACGGATATTACCAAGATCAAGGTGTAAGCGGTATAAAGAAAAAATATGATACTCCGTTTAGCTATAAATCAAAGATGCCACCATC